AGGAATTGAACAAATTAATACTTTTATAGAATTTGAAAGCATTGAAGAATTAGATGAATGGTTTGAAGAAGAAATAAGAGAAGAGTTAGTAGAAGAAAGTAGAGAAGAACAAGCAGAAGAAGAACTTTATGCAGAAGAAGAAATTTTTGAAGAAGAAGTAGTAGAAGAAGTATTTGAAGAAATAGAAGAACAGTTTGCAGAAGAAAGAGTTGCAGTAGAAGAAAGAGAAGAAGAAGTTATTGAAGAAGAACTAGAGTTAGTTGCAGAAGAAAGCACATCAAGAAGTGGAATAACTTCAGCTATGTTAAATGTTGTTGGACAATCTATAAGAACAGCATCTAATAGTAATTCTGCTGGCAGTTCTAATTCAGGATATTCAGGTGGGAACAACAATAGTAGTGGTGCAGGTAGTATGAATAGTGGTACTGTAAGTTCTTCTGTAACAGGTGGTGGTATAAGCACTAGCAGCTCACCTAGTATGTCTGACCAAATAGCTTCTGCTAATGTGCAAACAAATACTATTTTATCTTTAAGTCAGGATACTAGCAGTATGTCAGGTGGTAGTTCACAAACAGTTAGTAGTGTTTCAACAGTTATAACACCCTTGCCAACATTTGATAATAACCCACAAGTAGTTATGGCAGATGTCCAGGTACAAAATATGCAAGGCGAAATAGATACAGCAGTATCAGGGGTTATGACAGCAAGTGAAGCAGACCAAATAGCTGATGAGATTATTGCTAACAACATTAAAGAACAACAAGAACAAGCAGAAAGTGAACAACAAGAAACTGGGCAATATGCAGACCAATCTACATTAATTGCTTATTTAGGTTATGTGCCTGCTTTTGAAACGTATAAAGCCTACGAAATACCAAAACAAGAAACTTGGTATCAATCTAAAGATATTTATAATGATATAAATATAAGTGATAATATAAGTGGTTTTTATAGTTTAGCGAGTAATAATATAAGTTTGCTGAATAATATGATAGAACAACAACCAAATTTATAGGAGAAAAATATGGATTGGTTTGAAAATAAAACAACTCAATTGATAGCTTTAGTATCAATTGTAGGCACGTTAGCTGGTTTTGGTTATACAGGAGCTACTTATGTAAATAGGTTAGAAAATCTTGAAGCTAAAATTGGTGGTGTTGAAGATACAGAAGATGCACAACAAGTTATTGAAGAACGATTTGCAGCTATTGAAACATCAGTAGAGTATATAAATAAATCAATAGATAGCCTTGATATACCTGACGATTCTAAAATGCAAGCCTCAATAGCTACATTAACAAATGATGTAGAAAGACTTTGGATTGAAATAGAAAAATTAGAAGACAGCAAAAATCCTTTAGCTAACTAAATGGCAATAAAAATCAAACTAGCTTTAAATTGGATAATAGATTTATTTAAAACTAGATACAAAATAACAGTATCTTTTAATAAAGAATACGGAGATGCTGATGATAAGACTTATATCACTAAAAAAATTATTACTAAAAAAGAAAAACACTTAAAGTTTAAAGATGAAAATAATAATTTAATTGAGTATAGAAGTGCTTCTGGTCTTAATTATATTATTGAGGATATGTAATGAATCAGGCATTAGCAGGAATAATAATAGTATTAGGATTTTTAATTTATTATTTATATAACCAAAATCAAATACTTACAGCTAATAACATGGCACTAGAAGGTGCTATAGCTACACAAGAAGAAGCTATAGAAAGTTTACAAGCAGACTTTGAATTACAAACAAATCAGTTGAATGAATTAAATCTAAAAAGTCAGGCTGCTCAAAGAGAGTTAAATAGATATACACAGTTTATACAAAACTATGAACTAGCAGCAAAAATTATTGCAGACCCTATAGAAATGCAAAGGAAAATAAATAATGGAACTAAACACATTATGGAAGACATCGAGAAGATTAGTGCTACAGTTGATAGTCTTGATGATGATATGCAGTTGCAGTCTTATTCCAACTAAACAAATAGAAATATCAGCTAAACCATTAGAGCGACAGATAGCTCATCCTGTTATGCCAAGGGAAATAGATTTGCGTGAGCCTATGTGGATGACTATTACTCCAGAAAACATAGATGAACAATTAGCTAAAATAGAACAACAAGAAGGGGAGTTGGTATTTTTAGCTATGACAATACCTGACTATGAAGTGATGGCATATAATATGCAAGAACTTAAACGATATATAACGGAGTTAAAAGAAGTTGTAGTTTATTATAAAACTGTAACAACACCAAAATCAGATAAAGGGGAAACAAAATGAATTTTATATCACAAGAAGGAATTGAGTTAATTAAAAAATTTGAAGGTTGCGAACTAGAAGCATATCAAGATAGTGTGGGTGTTTGGACAATTGGTTATGGGCATACTAAAGATGTAAAAGAAGGCGATAGTATTAATCGTGATGAAGCTGAACATTTATTACAAGAAGAATTGCCTGAGTATGAAGGTTATATTAATGATTTAGTTACAGTACCTTTAAATCAATGTCAGTTTGATGCTTTAGTTTGTTGGGTTTATAACTTAGGACCAACAAATCTAAAAGAATCTACTTTGTTAAAACTTTTAAATGCAGGTGATTATCATACAGTACCTGCACAAATAAAAAGATGGAATAAAGCAGGAGGTCAAACATTGCAAGGATTAATAAGACGCAGAGAAGCAGAAGCATTACTCTTTGAAGGCAAAGAATGGATAGAGGTCTAAAATGGCTTTAGCTAAATATGTTTTTAAACCAGGCATTAATAAAGAAGGAACTAACTACTCAAATGAAGGTGGTTGGTTTGATGCTGATAAAGTAAGGTTTCGTAAAGGCAAGCCTGAAAGAATAGGTGGCTGGAAAAAATTTTCTACTGGTACTTTTATAGGTACTTGTAGAAAAATATATCCATATAAAGCTATTGATGGTGATTCATTTGTAATATTAGGAACACACCAAAAATTATATAATTTGTCAGGTAGTGCTTATAATGATATTACACCAATAAGAGTTACAACTTCTGCTGGAGATGTTACTTTTGCAGCAACTAATGGAAGTTCGACCATAACTGTAACAGATGCTAGTCATGGTGCAGTAACAGGAGATTTTGTTACTTTTAGTGGTGCTGCTACTTTAGGTGGCTTAGTTACTGCTACTGTATTAAATCAAGAATATCAAATAGATTTAGTTACAGGAACAAATACTTACACAGTAACTGCTAAAGATACATCTGGAACAACAGTAACAGCAAACGCTAGTGATAGTGGTAATGGTGGTAGTTCAGTAGTAGGTGCGTATCAAATTAATTCAGGTTTAGATGTATATGTAAGAGGTACTGGTTGGGGTGTTGGAACTTGGGGTTCTGGAACTTGGGGTTCTATTGACGATTTATTGCTTACAAATCAACTTAGATTATGGTCAATAGATAATTTTGGAGATGACACTATAGCTGCACCAAGAAGAGGTGCTATATATTTTTGGGATAAATCAGATGGATTAACAACAAGAGCAGTTGCTTTATCATCAGAATCAGGTGCTAGCAATGTGCCAACATCTTGTTTGCAAGTTATGACATCAGATGTAGATAAGCACGTTATAGCTTTTGGCTCTAATCCTATTGGAAGTTCTGATATTGACCCTTTATTAGTAAGATTTTCAGATAGAGAAAGTGCTGTAGATTGGACACCAACAGCTACAAATCAAGCAGGTGGTGTGCAGTTATCACAAGGTTCAACTATAGTAGGAGCTTTAAGAACAAGACAAGAAATACTTATATGGACAGATGCAGGTATAGTTTCTATGCGTTTTGTTGGAGAGCCATTTGTATTTAGTTTTACAGAAGTAGCTGAAGGCGTAAGTTTAATATCACCAAATGCTGCAACTAATGCTGATGGTAAAGTTTATTTTATGGATAGAAGTGGTTTTCACGTTTATTCAGGTACTTCACAAAGATTGCCATGCACAGTTTTAGATTATGTTCTTTCTGATTTAAACCAAGACCAGTCTTATAAAGTTTTTGCTGGTTCAAATAGAGGCGTAAACGAAGTAATTTGGTTCTATCCTTCAGGCACTAATACAGAAATTGATAAATACGTTCTATATAATTATTTAGAAAATACTTGGTCAATAGGTACAACAACAGATAATTTTGTAAGAACTGCATGGAATGAAGCAACAATATATGAAAATCCTATAGCAGCAAGTAAAAATGACAATTCAAATTTGAATTATATATATAGCCACGAAATAGGTCATGGTGATGATACTGATGCGTTTTCTGCATTTATAGAATCAAGTGATTTTGATTTAGAACCAGATGGTGAAAAATTTACTTTTATTTCTAAGTTAATACCTGATGTAGAATTTAGAGACCAACAATCAACTGAAGATACTGTAACTTTTACAATTAAAGGCAGAGATTACCCTTTACAAGATTTATCTACTTTACAGACTATTAATGTTACTCCTTCATCTACATTTGCAAATACAAGAGCAAGAAGTAGGCAAGCAGCTATGCGTATATCTAATTCATCAAGTAATTATGGATGGCGAATAGGTGATTTAAGGTTAGAAATAAGACCAGATGGAAAAAGATAATGACTGATATAAGAACGCTAGCATTACCAGCAGTAAATTTAGATTATGATGCTAATAATGAAGCAATAACTCGTAGAACTATAGAACAAGCTATACAAGATATTAATGTTAAGATAACAAATATACAAAGAATGCAATCTACAGTCACAAGTAAGGCTTCTAAACGACATCAATTTTTATTAATGGGATTGAAACATGGCTGATGATTTAAAAGTTTTAGGTCAATTAGACCCTGCAGCCACTACTACAACAGTTTTATATACTGTGCCTGATATGACGCAAACTACAATTAGTTCAATTGTGGCAGCAAATAGAACAGGTTCAGCCATTACATTTAGACTAAGTGTTCATGTAGGTGGAGCAGGTGCAAATGATAAACAGTATTTGTATTATGATAAATCTGTTGCAGCCAATGATTCATTAGCTATAGTGATTGGAATAACACTTAATCAAACAGATGTATTAAAGGTTTATACAAGTGCAGTTGATATGAGTTTTAATGTGTTTGGTTGTGAAACAAAAGAGGAAAGATAATGTTTATACCTTTAGAGCATAAAATTAAAAAAGGTGATACTTTGAGTGAAATAGCTCAAATGTATGATAGCAATGTAGAGTATTTAGCTAAGTTAAATAATATTAAAGATATTAATAAAATTAAAGCTGGTGACACTTTAAAATTATTTGACTTTAAAGAAGGCTCACCAACTCCTATGACAGGCATACCTTTTGGAGAGCCAACTCAAGAACTATTAGAATTTTTTGCAGGTTTGAATCCTTTTAAAGATAAAGAATCTACGACACAAGATAAAAAAGAAGAATCTAAACAAACAAAAGAAGAAGAAAGTAGTGATTCTTTTTTACCTATAAATATAAGACAATTTTTTAGTCCTAAAGAAGATAGAACTGAACAAGATTTATCTAAAGTAGAATTAGATGCTTTAAAAGAAGTTATAGCTAGAAGTCAAACTGCAGAAAGAATTGCAGAAAAAGAAAAAAAAGGTATAAGTCCTTTTGCAATTGAATATAAAGATTATGAAACTACAGCTAAAAACAGTCAATATGCAGATGTTGGTGGCGGAGGTATGGGATTGTCGTCTTTTTATAATAAATTACAAAACCCTTCATATAATTTAAAAACTTTTTTAGGGCAGGCATCAGCAGTTCCGCAAGAAGGTGGAGGTTATAGAATACAAGACGTATATGATTTTGAACCGAAAACTACATCTACAGGTATTGCTAAATTAGCACAATATTTAAGTAGCATACCTAGTGCAGGTATTAATCCATACAATCAATTAAGAAATTATATGGGATATTTTGGACCTCAAGAAGGAACAGGTGAGGGTGGTCGAACTGATATTAAAATTATGAAACAAGGTGGAGATACTATGGATATACAACAACAAACTAAAAACGTAGCAGCACAAGGTCGTTATGGCGATTCCATGCTTTTGCACGTTAATCCAGCAGAGGTTAAAGGTTTGGCACAAGCTATGCCTATAACAGTCAATCCTCAAACTGGACAACCAGAAGCATTTTTACCATTTCTAGCACCTATATTTGGTTCAATGTTAGGAGGCAGTCTTTTAGCTGGTAGTACACTAGGAGGACTAGCATCAGCAGGATTAAGTAAAGCAGCAGCAGCAGGTATTGGTGCAGGTCTAGCACAAACTGCAGTAACAGGTGATATTAAAGAAGGAGTTAAAGCAGGTTTATTTTCAGGTATGTTAGGCAGAATATTTGGTGGAGGAGCAGAAGCATCAAAATTTGCTGAAGGAGCACAACAGGCTACTACTAAAGCCACAGATACTATAACAAGCGGATTGTTAGAAAATCCTAACTTAATTGCTGAAGGCACAGGTAGTAAATTTGTAGGTCCTTTAGCACCTGGAGCAACTGCTCCTGCTGCACAATTAAATTTTGCAGGACAAAATGCTTTAGCTGCAGAACTACCTAATTTTCAACCTAGTATAACTAAAGGTGGTGCAGATGCAGTTGCAGCATATTCAGGTAATATTCCAGGACCAGGTGCAGCTACGTTTGGAGATGATTTTACGACTATATTTGGAGAAGGAGACAATTTTAATTTAGGACAAGGACTTTCTAATATTGGTTCAGCAGCCATGAATGACCCATTAGCATTAGCCACACTAGGAACTACTGGAACAATGTATGGCATGGATATGATGCAAGCTGATTACGAAGAACAAATGCGTAGAATTGAAGAAGAAAGGTTAGAAAGAAAAAGACAAAATGAATTGATGAATCCTGAACCTATTCTTTACTCAGCAGAAGGCGGACCTACTGGATATTTTATGGGTGGTGATGTAAGAAATATGGTAGATAGAGCAGCAAAAAATTTGGACAATATAACAGGAGGAGAGTTGCCACAAATTTATGCTCCAGCAAGACAGCCTTATCAGGTTAATCCTGATTTTATGCCTGGTTTTGCTCCTGAAACTATGTATTTTGAACCATCTACACTATCAGCTCCTGCATCAGGTTTACAAGCAGGTGCACCTCCAGTAACAGTAGATACATATGAAGGCTCGCAAGGTGGGTATGGTGGAAGACAGGCTTATATAGCTCCACAAGTATCTATTGACCCATATGCTGCTTATACAGGTGAAGCACCAGAAGGTTTAAAATTTGGCAAACCACCTAGACCTGTATTTGAAGGACCTGAATTACCAGACCAAGGACTTGTTAATCCTGGATTACCTGATTTTGATACAGGACCTGTTGGATTAGGTGGAAGAATAGGCATACCTAATATAGGAAACTTAGACATACAATCAATAATAGATAGTCTTGACCAATATAATATTCCTGAAAGAGAAATTGGCATGAGTGAGTATATGCCTATAACAGGACAAGATTTAGGAATTACACCACCTCGTACTCTTGGCGAACCACTTCCAAAAGGTGTTGATAATAATATAGATATATCTCAGTTTTTAGGAAGTAGAGAAGATAATTTAGCGGCTTTACAAACTATGTTTGGACCACAAGTAGAATATGCTACAGGTCTAGAACCAAGTATAGATTCAGGACTGGGAGAAATGATGACGGCTGAAGCGTTAATGGCTAGGGGTATAACTCCACAACCAAGAGGTTCAGGTATATTGGGCAAAGGACCAATAATATACCCTGATTTATTAAATACACCTGTAAATTTTCCTGAACCTTTAACAGAAGAAGATGTTCAAATATTTGAACCTCCTATCAGAGATAGAAAGGCAGGTGGTGATACACTAAAATCTATACCAGAAGATAATAAAGGTTTATCTAATTTACCTGAAAAAGTCAGAAATAAAATGGGTTATATGCAAGCTGGTGGTAACACAGATATTATGAATGACCCTTTAACACAAGAAGTAACATTGTTTCTTTTAGGCGAATCTAATGATGAAAGACCACTTAATGAATTTTTAACAAAATATGGAAATGAAGCATTTATGCAACTTAGAGAAGCTGTATTGCAATCTATAGTGCCCAATGCACAAACTGAAGGTTTAATTAGAGGTGATGGAGAAGGTGGCATGGATGATGACCTTCGTGGCATGATAGGTGATAAAGAACGAATTGCAGTATCGCAAGACGAATTTATTATTCCTGCTGACGTAGTATCTATGTTGGGAGATGGTAGTTCAGACGCTGGCTCAAAAGAACTTTATGACATGATGGATAGAGTTAGACAAACTAAAACAGGAACTACTAAACAAGCACCTAAATTAGCTAATGCAGGAGGATTGTTACCAGCATGAACGAACCTGCAATAAATCAAGAAGCTTCAGGTATTTATGAAATATCTTTAGTTCCAATAGAGCAAATTCCTTTAATTTGGTCTCAAGTTGAAGGTTTGTTAAAAAAATCTGCTAGTAGGTCTGGCGGGAGAACAAGAATTGAAGATATCTATTATGAGTTGATTAATAACCAAACACAGCTTTGGATAATATTTGATACTGGTAATTTAAAAATAAATGGAGCACAAATAACTTTATTTAATGATTATCCAACTGGCAAAAGAATGCTTAATTTAGAACATACGTCAGGCAAAAATATGCAGGATTGGGTTGAAGATGGCATTGAGGTAATGATTAAATTTGCTAAAGCTAATGGTTGCCAAGGATTAGAAGGTATGGGTCGTCATGGTCAATGGAATTGGGTTAAAAATAAAAAAGGTTGGAAAAAACCTGCAACATTTTATGAATACATTTTTGAGGATGATAAATGAGAAAATATAAAGGTGGAGGAAGTTCTGCACCAACAGAACAAAAAGTCTATAGTACAGATTTACCTGAATACGTTGAGCCGTATTACAAACGATTATTGCAACGTGGAGAAGCAGAATCATTGCAAGGATATACACCTTATGGTGGGCAAAGATTAGCTTACTTTTCACCTGATGAATTAACCAGTCAAGCTATGACTAGAGGTTTTGCAACTTCTGGAACTCCACAAGAATTTACAGATGCTACAGCTAGATATGGTGCTACTGGCTCTATAGCTCCCCAATATCAAGCTGGTCAATTTGATAGTGGTTATATACCAGGAGTAAGAGGGTCAGGTTATCAAGCTGGACAAACTGGTCCAGGTTATACACCTTTAAGTTATGAACAAAACTTACAAAGGTTTATGTCGCCTTATCAACAAAATGTTATAGATGTAGAAAAACGTGAAGCCATGCGTCAATCTGACATAATGGGTAAACGTATAGGTGATGCAGCTACAGCTCAAGGTGGTTTAGGTGGTTACAGAGAAGCTATACAACAAGCAGAGCGAGAGCGTAATTTAGGACAACAATTAGGTGATATACAAACTAGAGGTAGTCAAGAAGCATTCCAATCAGCTCAACAGCAATTAGCAGCAGAAAGAGCTGCTGGATTAGGTGCAGCACAATTTGGATTACAACAGTTTGGAGCAGGACAACAAGCTGCACAAAGACAAGAACAATTAATGCAATCTGCATTTGCAGCAGGCGAACAAGCAAGGCAACAAGCAGCAAAATTAGGTTTAACAGCACAACAACAAGAAGAAGCAGCAAGACAACAACAAGAAAAATTTGCTCAAAGTGCTTATGATTTATCTAATCGTTATAATTTAGCTGCTGCACAAGGATTAATGGGTGCAGGTGAAATTATTAATCAAGATGCTGTATCAAGAATTGCTGCATTACAAGGAATAGGTGCACAACAAAGAGCCTTGCAACAAGCAAGTTTAGATATGGGATATGAAGATTTCTTAAGACAACAAAATTATGCTAGAACAAAACTTGGTGAATTTGGTAATCTCTTATTTAAAGTGCCTGCTACACCACAACAAACAGTAAGTTCATATCAACAACAACCTGGATTATTTCAACAAGCTATAGGAGCTGGATTAAGTGGTTTAGGTTTATATAGAGGATTAGGAGGTTAATATGGCAAATTTAGTACAATTAGCTGATGAATTAGAATATGTACCAAAAGAACAATTGGTGCAAATGTCACAAGACCCTAACAATAGATTCCCACAATTTTTAGTTTTATCAGAAATACAAAGAAGAACTCAAAATGAAAACGCTTATAGAGCATCACAAACACAACCAACTACTACAGTAGCAGAAGAAGTTGTTAGTGAATTTGCTCGACCTATGGGTTTGCAAGCAGGTATGCCGTCTGAATCAGCTCCAACTGATGCTTTCTCTTCAGAGTCTATGGGTATGCCTGCCTCTGCTCCTATGCAACAACCTATGCAACCCCCTATGGCTATGGCTTCTGGTGGCTTAACTAGCTTTCAAACAGGTGACAGAACTGCATTAGAAGAAAGTTTACAAAATTCTTATTTTACTAATGCCTTACAAAATTATATGATGAATAATTTAGCCGTTAGTACAGCTCTAGATGCAAATATGGCTATTGGTGATATTTCACAAGGCGTTAAAGAATCTGGAGTTACTCCAACGCAAATTGGAGGAGGTTTACTTGCATTAGCAGGTGCAATACCTTATGTAAAAAGACTCAAGATGATTGGGCAAGGAGCAAAAAATATATATGATAAATCGGTAAAACCTTTTATAAAAAAACGATATGGAGCACAACC